AATCGACAGTTAAGTTAATAGTTGATGCTCAAAATGCAATAAGACCATTGCAGCGTGTAAATGAACAGACCAAAGCTTTAAGCAGTAGTACAGATAAATTAAAAGGAAGATTAGATAAAAGTAATAGATCACTAAAAGATACTGGAAGATCAGCAAAACAAGCAAGCGGAGGGGTAAAGACTTTAACAAGTGCATTAGGCCCACTTCTTAAAGCTTTAGCAGTTGCAGCTACAGCCAGATTTATTTTTGTAAAAACAGCAGAACTACAAACACAAAGAACTGCTTTAATACAACTAACTGGATCAGCAGAAAAAGCAAACAAAGTTATAGCAGAACTTCAAGCTTTTGGTAACGTTACTCCGTTTACAAGTAGTGAATTAATTGAACAGACAAAAAGATTAAAAGCTTTTGGTTTTGAAACTGAAGAGTTGGTTGACACAACAAAACGATTATCAGATGTAGCTGGAGCAACAGGTGCTGATTTACAAGGAATTGCCACAGCCTTCGGTCAGATAAGAGCAAAAGGTAAATTACAACAGGAAGAAAATCTTCAATTATTAGAAAGAGGAGTCAGTTTAACAACCGAACTAGAAAAAATCACAGGTAAACAAGGAGAAGCATTTGCCTCGGCCATGCGAAAAGGCGAAGTTGGTGCTGACGCAGTTAACCAAGCATTAATAAATCTTACAAGTGAGGGGGGTCTATTTTTTGAAGGTGCTACAAAACAATCTAAAACGTTAAATGGTCAGGTTTCAACATTGCAAGATAACATAGAAACACTCGCAAGAATCATTGGAGAACAATTAGAACCAGCACTTATGAGTGCTTTAAAAACTGCAAATAAATTATTAGGAGCTATAAATAGATTATTTTCTAGTGAGTTTCAAAGACAAATATCTGGATTCAGAGCTAACCTTCTTGTACCTAGTGGTACTTTAAGTGATCTGAAAAAAATAGAAGATTTTACAAAAAATATACAACCTCTTGGTTTAGACGTTGCGGGTTTAGATTTACGAATTAGTCAGTTAAGGGGTACAAGAGACCAAATAAACCAAGTAATGACGGGTATGAGTGGCAGGTCAACTATTGCGGAAGATAATCAATCACTTGAAACAAACAGAGCTATAACAGCAAAAATTAATGAGCTTATTGCAAGAAAAAATTTGCTTTTAGATTTTACTGATAAAAAAGTAAAAAAAATTATAGATAGTACTAACGGTGTTAGTGAAGCCTTTACAAAAATTGGCGATAGTATTGCTGAAGGTGTTTCAAGTGCATTGGTTGATGCAATTATGCAGGCAAAATCACTAGGAGATGCTGCAAGGTCAATATTACAAGGCATAGCAAGTGATCTTTTAAGACTTGGTATAAATACATTTTTAAAAGGTACTTTTGGGGGTATATTTTCAAATCTTCCAGGTTTTGCTAATGGTGGTAGACCGCCTGTTGGCAGAGCTTCAATCGTAGGAGAGAAAGGGCCAGAATTATTTGTACCGTCTTCTGCTGGTACGATTATTCCAAATAACAAAATAGGTGGTATGAGTGGCCCAACAAATATAGTTGTTAATGTCGATGCTTCTGGTTCTAATGTAGAAGGAAATGAAGATGAAGGAAAACAACTCGGTATTGCATTATCAGCAGCGATAGAATCAGAATTAATTAAGCAGAAAAGACCTGGAGGTTTACTTGCATAATGGCTACTTTCCCATCAATCTCACCAACATACGGACAACAAAAAAGATCCGCACCAAATACTAGAACAGTTCGTTTTGCTGATGGTTACGAGCATAGAATATTATTTGGGTTGGCTAGTCATCAAAATCCTAAGACATACAACCTTACATTCAACGTATCAGAAACAGATGCGGACACCATAGAAGGGTTCCTTGATAGTCGTGCAAATGATAGTGCCAGCTTTACTTTTACTCCACCAGGAGAAGGGTTTACAAAGACAGGTACTTATTCTCAATCAGGTACTACAGTAACAATTACAATTACAAGTCATGGTTTAGCTGTAGGAGATGAACTTACTATTGATTACACCTCTGGATCTGCAACTGATGGCACGTTTCTTGTTGCTACGGTAACGGATTCTAATGTCTTTGCTGTTACTGCTGCTGCCAGTGCTACCAACAGTGGGAATGTTTCGATTACTTTATCTGGTGCAAGTCAATTTGTTTGCGAAAGTTGGTCAAAATCTATACCATATAACAATAGAGCAACAATAAATGCAACATTTAGAGAGGTGTTTGAACCATGAGCAGTACTGCTATTGTCAGTAATCTTCAGAATATAAATCCATCAGCAATAATAGAACTTTTTACCTTACAACTTGATAATAGTTTGCATGGTGCGACCACTGTTTATAGATTTCATAATGGCTCATCTTTAAAAGATAATGGAGAAATAGTCTGGGCTGGTAATACATATCAAAGATTTCCAATACAAGCAGAAGGTTTTCAATATGGTAAAGGTCAATTACCTAGACCTACATTAACTGTTAGTAATGCACTTGGAACCATTACAGCAATTTTATTAAATGTAAATGCTACCACTACTGGTAATGATCTAACAGGTGCGACTGTTACTAGAATAAGAACTCTTGCAAGGTTTATTGATGCTGTTAATTTTCCTAGCAATGTAAATCCTTATGGAACACCTGATGCAACAGCAGAGTTTCCACAGGAAATCTATAAAATAGATAGAAAAGCAGCAGAAAATAGAGAAATAGTTCAATTTGAATTAGCTTCAGTATTTGATCTCGCTGGTATCAGAGCGCCAAAAAGACAATGTACCAGATCAGATTTTCCTTCTATTGGCACGTTTAACGGATGAATTGGAAAGAAGCTGCTCTTGCTCATGCGAAAGACCAAGATCCTAAAGAATGTTGTGGTTTATTATTAAACATCAGAGGAAAAGAAAGGTATCATCCTTGCCGTAATCTATCTGCACAGTCAGATGAATATTTTATTTTAGATCCAGAAGATTATATAAAAGGCAGTAATTTAGGAGAGATTACAGCTATTATTCATAGTCATCCTGATACACCACCTGTTGCTAGTCAGGCAGATAAGATGAGTTGTGAACAGACTAAACTACCTTGGTATATCGTTAATCCTAAAACAGAAACGTGGGGATATTATGAGCCATGTGGATATGAAGCACCTTTGCTTGGTAGACCTTGGGTCTGGGCTGTAACAGATTGTTGGTCGTTAGTAGTTGATTGGTATAAAAAAGAAAAAGGAATTAAATTATTAGATTATGAAAGACCAACAAGAATAGAAGATTTTACAGATGATCCAGTATTTGAAAGGTATCTACCTAGTAGAGGTTTTAGGTTATTAAGACCAGAAGAACCATTAATCAATGGAGATGTTTTGGCAATGAGTATTTTAGGAAAAGGATTAAATCATGTGGCTATTTTTATAGATGGGGATGTTTTGCATCATTCAGCCGATAGACTATCTTGTAGAGAGCCATACAGTCCTTGGTTGTTAAAATGTACAGGAGGGAGGTATCGTTATGCTGCGTAAAATAAAATTATATGGTGAACTTGCAGAGTTTATAGGTCATAAAGAATTTGAAGTGCAAGTTGATAGCTTACAGAAGGCAGTAAGTTTTCTTGTTAATAATTTTCCACAAGTTGAAGCATATATGAATCCAAAATATTATCAAGTAAAAGTTGGCAATTATGCAATAGATGAATCAGAAATACATGATCCTATAGGTAAAGAAGATATACATTTTGTTCCTGTTATAACTGGCGCAAGAGGATTTGGAAGGATTTTATTAGGTGCTGCTTTAATTGCAGGTGCTTTTATGTTAAGCCCTGCTTTATCTCTATCGGCTCCTGGCTTTGGCTTTGCAAAAGCAGGTTTTTTAACAAAAGCTGTTGTAGGTATTGGAGCTAGTTTAGTTTTGTCTGGTGTTAATGACCTGTTATTTCCTTTACCTGATTTGCCTGATTTTAGTTCAGAAGAAGATCCAAGATTATCATTTAGTTTTTCTGGTACACAAAATACAGCAAGAGCAGGTACTCCTGTTCCAATAGTATATGGAGAAATTATGACAGGATCAGTTGTAATCAGTACTTCTCTTGATACGCAGCAGGTACAAGCATGACAGATATATCAAAGAAAATTATTGGTGCTAGACGAAAGAAGAGAACACCACCTCCTCCGACCAGAACTCCTGATACTTTACATAGTAAACAGTTTGCTACTTTTCTTGATCTAATATCTGAAGGAGAAATAGAAGGCTTTGCAACCGCTTCTAAAGAAGGTAGAACACAAGGAACAACTGCATATAATAATGCTGCTTTAAAAGATGTATTTTTAAATGAAACTCCTGTTTTAGAAGCTTCAGCCGATTCTGCTAATGCAACTGACACTGATTTTAATTATCAAGATGTTGTATTCAAACCTAGATTTGGAACGGCAGATCAAGCAAAAGTTGATGGTATAGAAAGCAGTTCTTCTGTAACCCCAGTAGGTGTTATTGTTACTGCCTCTACTCCTGTTACCAGACAGATTACAAATACAAACGTAGATAGAATTAATGTATTAATTACTGTACCTCAACTACAATTAGCAACAGATAAAGGAGACATATTAGGTTCTACTATTGAATATAAAATCTCTGTACAATATAACTCTGGTGGTTTTACTGATCTTATTACTGATAAAATCTCAGGTAGAACTGCTGATGCTTACCAAAGAGATTACGGAATAAATATTACTGGTGATTTTCCTGTAGACATTAGGGTTAGTAGAATTACAGCAGATAGTACAGACTCTTTTTTACAAGATGAGTTTCAATGGACAAGTTTTAGTGAAATAATTGACGATGCTAATAAATATCCAAATAGTGCGTATAGTGCTTTACGTTTAGATTCAGTTCAGTTTAACTCACCACCAGATAGAAAATTCCGTATTCGTGGAATAAAAATAAGGATTCCAGGTGCAGGTGCATCTAGTTCTGGTACTCCTACTGTTGATTTGCAGACAGGCAGAATAATTTATCCTGATGGTTATATTTTTAATGGTGTAATGGGTGCTGCTCAGTGGTGTTCATGTCCAGCAATGGTTTTATTAGATTTATTAACAGACACAAGATATGGCTTTGGAGATCACATAACAGATAGTTCATTGGACTTATTTTCTTTTGTTACTGCTAGTAAATATGCAAATACTCTTGTTGATGATGGTTTAGGTGGTACAGAACCTAGATTTAGTTGCAATGTAAATATTCAAAGTCCAGGAGAGGCATTTAATTTAATAAATGAGTTATCAGGTGTAATGAGATGTATGCCGATATGGTCTGCTGGTTCAATTAGTATTACTCAAGATAAACCTACCGATCCAAGCTATCTATTTACTTTATCTAATGTTACTGAAGAAGGGTTTTCATATTCTGGAAGCAGCTTAAAAACTAGACATAGTGTTGTCTCTGTTTCTTACTTCAATATGGATAGTCAAGAAGTTGACTTTGAAGTAGTAGAGGATGCCACTGCAATATCTAAGTTTGGAACTGTTGTAAAACAAGTAAAAGCATTTGCTTGTACTTCTCGTGGTCAAGCTAGAAGGTTAGGTAAGGCAATATTATTTGCTGAACAAAATGAATCAGAAATTGTTGTATTTTCTACATCCATTGATTCTGGTGCGGTTGTAAGACCTGGTGCGATTATTGAAATACAAGATCCAGTAAGAGCAGGTGTTAGAAGAGGAGGAAGATTATCTGCTGTTACTTCTACAACTGTTGTTACTGTTGATGATACGGCTGCAACAGATTTTGCTGTAGATGCCAGTGGTAATCCTGTTGGAGATGCAACTTTGGCTGTAATTTTACCCGATGGATCCTTTGAAAGTAAGGCAATCTCATCTGTATCAAATGGTACTATCACTGTAAGTTCTGCTTTTTCTCAAGCTCCTAATGTAAACGCTAATTTTCTAATATCAAACGTAACCCTTAAGTCTCAGTTATTTAGAGTAATAACTGTAGAAGAACAGGATGGTATAA